ATTGGACATCCACCATATTCATATAACATGGACAAAGCTTTACAGCGTAACATTTTCTGCAGGATTCTATCTCCCGCACGAACATACTGCCTACTCGCCCACCCAAATTTAAGCATAGCATTCACTGGATTTGTGACATTGATACAATCAATTGGATCAAATATCAAGCCACAGAAGCTCGCCTCCTCTAATGAAGGAACTTCCTCGAGTTTAATTCGCAAACCCAGTGCGGCGAAGTCAGCGATAGTAGGAGGGGGACCATCAATTCTGGTCACACCATCATCTCCTTCCACTATCATCTTACACTTCCAGCCACGCTTATGACATAAATATGACATGAACATTAAATTAGAAAATCCATTACCAAGCAACGTACACATCTCACCACTCATTCTGGTCGCATCTAGATCCACGTTAAACCCATCAAATTTACAATGATTTCTACCAGCAATCACCTCCTCGCAATCAGCTATAAACTGATCGCGATCCGGGAGGGCTGAAACCATATATTTATACAAAACGAGTTCACACGAATCCATAAGGTCTTTCGTAAACAAAGACTCAAAAGATGTGTAGTCCGTCACCAAATATCGCCCACCCACGGCATACAATTGTTCCATTATATACCTAGGGCGGTCTGGGACCGGAATATGCTTGATAAAGGCTGGATGCTCAAACAATGATTTTTCAATCAATTTAAATATAGGACCAACCCTACACTTAAACTTATCAGAGCGTGAATTGATAGGACGAGCGTGCTTACACTCGTCACAATCCACATAAAACTCTTCTTTGATAAATGAATTCACATCCGCATCGGCGTTGCCATCTGTGTATTCCGTGTGACAAAATAGCAGCTGCTTCCGCCGCCACAACGGATAGTTCAACTCTTCTAACCACAGATGAACTGACACGTCCGAATCTTGATCCAATGGGACCAGATTTTCCCTAACCCAGGCTTCCACAAATTTCTTAAACTCAACCACAAGGTGGAAATTATCATAATAAACTTCACCAGACTCGAGAGTTATGTGGGGGATAGGAGGTTTCGAACAAAACCTCTTCGCTGCGCCCGCCAGTTTCGTGTCGCGATCGTCTAGGCATGGTTTGGTTGGTGCTGCACCTTCAATATGCACACCGAGTGATACAGTGTTGGCCCTCCGCGGCTTCTCAGCCACCGGTTCATCAATTAGCTCAAACTCTGTATTCTCTTTTACCTCGGGTACTTCTGCCTGAAGCACCTCCCGATACCTATACCCAAACATCACGACACGCTGGTCTAAACCGGCAGGCTGCGCGGAAAAGGAATAATGGCGTTTCGCTCCCTTTGCGATTCATAATACCCATACGCCATTCTTTCAGTATTTTGGATTACATCCTCTTTTACCAAGGAACAATGTCTACTCCAATTTACTGAGTGAAGTGAAGCGCCAAACTGTGACAAAGACTCTGTTACCACAGATGGCGAACGATCCAACGCCATAACCTTAGGATTACACATCTGCATAAAAGCCTCCAATGACACATCCATCTGAGTTACCTTTATCTCAGGGGCCCAAAAATTGGGGGTCTCGACTTTTACTTCTACGGTAGCATATATTGGGTCAACGTGGAGGCACTCCCTCACACCATTTGAGTCAGGTCTCTCATCCTCGTGCTCATGCTCTATCAGCTCAGTCACGGTATAAGTATAAGACTTGACATCCTCAACATATACAGCACTTTTCACAAACTCAACAGCATCAGAACACACACCCGAAATAAATGTGCGAACCGTCTGGCTCAGAAAAGGTACCACCATTGTAGCTACACTAGTAAGTGGTTGTATCCAAGGTTGCATCTCTTTGGTATCCTTGGGCTTCTCAATGCCCATGAACGCAAAGATGCTCTTATTTAGCGTTGTCTTAAAGACCGAAGAAAATTGCCGCATTAATCTATACAACGCGGCCACTCCTATCACTCCAGCAACTACGGCGAGTAGGAGGCGCAAACAACTAACGCGGGGCACAAACTTCCTAAACATAAAGGTCAGTTGTTCCGCCTGTTCGCGAATTTTCTCAAGTCTATCTGAGCGCATTTGCTTCAATATTTCAGTAGACTCACTAGCCACACGCAATTCTGCTGTGGCAGTGGACAACTGCGCATTCAGATCTTGATTCTCTTTGATAATCTCGGTGTTGGCATCCTTTGAACCTTCACACTCGAGGGCTAAGTCTTTAAGGGCGGTAACTAATTCCGCTCCACTACGATTTTGCTTAACCTCAAAACGCCGTTTCACCCCCCAGCAATCAGAAGCCCAGTGTCCTATTTTATGGCACACTGTACACTTCTTCACAGGCAGAACACATTCCGCTACTCTGTGGCCAGGTTTCCTGCAATTAAAGCAGACCGGTTCGGCTCCAGTCTTCGGTTTTGGTGAGGAGGTAGGCTGGATGGGGGGCACGACCTTACGGACCCATGCCTCTTTCTCCTTGCCTTTTCCTTCTCCAAAGTCGAGTTTCTTCCCACTCGCATCCCAACCCGGATTGGTTTCTATTCCAACTAATTCTGGATATTGGTCGTCCACATGGGGAACCATTGCGTCGTATTGCGCATTAAATTCCTCATCTGAACAGAACGGCCCATCTGAGTCAGGATCACTTTCAAACCCAACCCAGGTCTCCTCGTAGTCGTCGTCCTCCGATGCACTGTCGACTTGCGTGAATTCACTTACGCTGTCGTCACGAGCAATGCGCTCATCGGATCCATAATCCCCATTATAATTTGCAACACTAGCCCTCATCCCTGTCAGCTCATCATCATATTCCTGCAGCCATCCCCT